ATACCTTAGTTAAGACGCTCTTAATATAGCCCATTGATTAATAAGGATATTTTTTATTTTTCAGTTAGTTATCCCTCTCTCTGGTGTCACCTGATGTCACCTGAAACAAGCTGTGTAGTCAATTTGTAGTCATTGGAAATCTTTGATATTTGATAATGGGCTGAGTGTGACGGCTTGCTCCAAGTGGTCAGGGGCAAAATGCGCATATCTCATAGTTTCCCTGATATTTGCATGACCTAATACCTTCTGAAGCACCAAAATATTGCCGCCATTAATCATAAAATGTGCACCAAAGGTATGACGTAAAACGTGTGTCATTTGGCCTTCAGAAAGTTCTATGTCAGTCAGTGCCAATGCTTTCTTAAACTCCTGATAACACGGTTTTGAGAACTGGCCGGACAGCGGTTCCAGCTCATCATAAAGCCATTGCGGGATCGGAACGGTTCGGTTTTTCTTCCCCTTGGTTTTATAAAACGTGAGTTTATTGGGAGAAAGTTGGGAGCGTGTAAGGTTGTTTGCTTCTGTCCAGCGGGCACCTGTCGCCAGGCAAATCTTGACAATGCGAGTTAAATGCTCTTTCCCGTAACGTTCGCAGGCATTCAAAAGCTGGCGGATCTGAGTTTTTGTCAGCCAGCTCATTTCCTTGTCTTCTTCTTTAAAAATGCGTATACCGTCTAACGGGTTCGCGCCCTTCCATTCCCCCAGGCGTTTCAGCTCATTAAACACAGCATAGAGATACTGATGTTCACGGTTGACCGTGATTGGCTTAGCCTTCCATTTTGCTTTGTCTTTGTGATAACCGTTATCGATCTTACCTTTCAGTCTTTGTTCGCGGTAATGCGCCCAGCTTTTAGTTGTTATTTGAGCCGCGACAGGATCACCCAGGCCGTTCACTATGATATTGAGCTTAGCAAGCCGCGACTTTGAGGCAGTAAGTGACTGTCCGTGTAAATCATTCCATAGCTTTACCAGGACACTTAAACGGCGGGTGTCGGCTTTCTCACCTTTCCAGGGTTTTTCCTCTGCCTCTTTGATGGTGAAGTTTTCAAAAGCAATGGCCTCACCTTTCGTCGTGAACGCCTTGCGGATACGTTTACCGTCACGCCCTGATGGATAGAAATCAGTTTGCCATTCACCGGTAGGCAATTTTTTTACGACCATTATATATTCACCACTGTGAGCAATTTGATATATGTCTAAATGAGAATGGCTTAATGACTATGAGATATGAGCCTCCAGCAGTAACCGGAGGCCAACTTTACTATTTACCCATGAACAAACGTGTTTTAGATAGGATTAATACTTTAGATTCTTTAGGTTGTGCTTTACCAGCTTCGTCGCATATAGCGCGTGGTGTTTCCAGGACGTAACCAAAAGCATTGAATTTATTAAGTACGCGAATCTCTTTGATGCCTTGGAATAAGGTGCTTTTTGGGGAATCCATCCATAGTGCTGAACAAACTCCATTAGGTGCAATCATGTCGTAAAATTCAGGGGTGATTTGAGCTTCTTTCATGGTAATTGTAATAACATTGTTATCTTCAATTATTGAAAGTGGCTGCCACGAATTAAGCGATTTCTGCAACTTAGCCACGTTATGAGATGGTGCGGCTGATGCGGTAAATGCTGTGAAAAACAGTAATGCTGCTACTTTCCTTTTCATTAATGCTCCTGTGGATTGTAATTTAGGAATTGTTTTTAATTTCTAATGGTTGTTGATAAAACCTTGCCTCTAAATTCAACATCATTGATATTGCATTCAAAGTTTATTGTTAGGCCATTGACGCTAAGTTTATTTCCAGGGATACGGGCAACATCATATATATCTAGCTCCCCATCAATATTTAATAGCCATCGACCATTACCGCCGTTTTGATTGCCAAAATCCACTAACCATGACATTGACCCCTTAACCAAATGAACGGCTTCAATAATTTCACCTTCAAGAAAGAACGGATCCATTTTGCAAATACCGGCATCAATAAGGGTGCCATCTATAAGTGACATTCTTTTAATCTGCGGAATATCATCGCACTCAGAATCAGTGCTGGTATTGGCAACAGTTCCGGTGCGCATTTTACCGGTGCCGGTTGCAAGCCAACGCAGAGACGCCTGGGTATCTAATGCAGTAGCAATCACAACCTCGGCGGGGAAAAAATCGCGTCTAATCCAGGTGCTAATAGTGCCGGGTGATAAGCCATAACGCTCGCCAAGTTCTTTCTGCATCGAGAAACCATGCGCTCTCAAAATTCTATTTATCGCTTCCTTTCCACCTGAGGCCAAAATCAGATCGTATAGCTTTTTCCCGCTGACATTGGATTTGGATAGACCGGCTTGCTCTTCTGAAGAGTTCTGATTTGAATCTGCAAACTCTCCCGTGACTAACCATTGAAGGTCGGTACCGGTTGCCAAAGCGCAATTTATGATCACATTTCCTGGAATACTTCCGCGTTGCATCCAGTTACTAATGTTGCTGGAGGGTAAACCAAGCAATTCGCTAAGCTCTTTTTGTGTTGTTATGCCATATGAAAACAGAATTCTTTCAAGAACTTGCCTAGCATCATGAGTAATTGGCGACATTACGCCTCCATGGAATTACAAATATGAGTTTTACAAAACCCATAAAGTGATCTAAATTAGCAAAATCATCTCGCGTGGAACGAGGTGACACCAAAAACACTGTTAACCGGAGATCATGATAGATGAACAATCAAATTGCAATCCCGTCAGGCAAAGAGCTGATGACTTATGAGGAGTTTGCCTTTCAATATGGATATAGCCTTTCAAGCGTGAAGCGTATGGCAGCCGACGGTGAGTTACTTCTGGCACCACGTCAAAAAGAAGGCGGTGCCGCCCGTATCAACATGGTCGCCTTCCGTGCTCGTTTATTGCAGCAGGGTCTTAATTGCAAATACGTTGGCGCGTAACCAGTTTGCAAATTTCAACATGTATTCACATTAAGTGAGTTTTAAGGAGTAAACATGTTTGATTTCCAGGTTTCCAACCAGCCGCATTTTGATAACGCATGCCGCGCTTTTTCAGTTCGTCACAACCTGTCAAAACTGGCTCGCACTATTGGAATGAAAGAACAGACCCTGCGTAACAAGCTGAATCCCGATCAGGTGCATCAGCTCACCGTCATTGAAATTGCAGTGATCACGGATGTCACCGAAGACCCAACTCTGATCGATGGGCTGCTGGCACAGATGAAATGTATGCCTGCCGTACCGGTAAATGAGTTGGCTGAGGACAATATTGCTACCTACACACTTCACGCCACTGCTGCCCTGGGTTCAGTTGCTGCGGGTGCGGCATCGCCGGAACGGCAGACACGTCAGGTTAAAAACTCAATTATCGAAAGTGTGAATGCAGGCATTCGCCATCTTTCGCTAATCGGCTTAGCGATGCAGGGGCGCGTAGAAGCTTCACCCGCTCTGGCCTCTGTTGTTGGTGCTGTCGCAAGTGTTGCCACTAACGGGATGGTCTGAACATGGTGATCTCAATTGCTCCGCTGCTAAAGCAGCAAAGCCCTTCACGCCATTTCGGCCATGGTTGCATTGAGCTGCCAGGCGGAAAGCGCTGGAATCCTTCACTGTCAAAAGCCACTGCCCCGCAGGCGGTGAGAAATTCAAAGCCGCTTTTAAAGCGCCTGTTTAGTTGAGGTGTTTATGTTTTTAGGAAATGAAGAACATATTCAGATAGGCAAAAAGCATCTTTCTAAAATTAAAGAGATGTTGGAACACAAAAAGAATGTAGCGCAGGAAACATTTGATAGTCAACCGCTGCATATGCGTAAAACAATCTGCTTTCATGCTGGCCTGAAAAGCCGCCATGTTGAAATGAAGTTTGCAGAATTAACGCCGACTGAAAGGCGTCAAGTGGTTGTGGCGCTAAATTCTTTACTGGGATTAACAGAGACCCTGCCGAAATTTATCAGTGAAGATGATTGCAGAATAAATATTAAGCACTAACCCGAATTCAAATTAATAGGCGTAAACCCGCCGGGCATTTTTTTGCCCAAAAACAGGAGTTTTATACATGAAAGAAATGATTAATAAATCCCGAATCGGCTTTGCTGGTTTGCCTGTTGTCGGTTTTGATATGGGTTCGGCTGAGGGTGATTACACCGGTGAGCTGACCTTAATGCTCAATGCTGCACGTAATGAAGAACGTGGCAATCGTGCGCAGGTGTTTGCCTCCCGCCTGGAAGCTATCGCATGTTTCATCATCCAAAAAGAAATGACCGGAATCGAAGCTGCCGAAGCATTACGCCAGGAAGCCACCCGCATTCAAAATGAAGCGGGAGACCTGCACTAATGATGAAACATGAAGAAGCCACGCCAGAAATGGCGGAAGCAATGGCAAAGCGCATTGATATCGATCTTGCGTTCACCATCATCCCTAAAAAGAACGGCGACCTGATTTTGGCTGAAATCAAGACGGATAAAGAAACCCGTACACAATATTGCTCCACGCTGGCTGTGTTTCAGTTGAGGTTTTCCCTCGCTACCGAATTCATCAATCGCTGTGTTGATCGCGCTATATGGGCTAAGAAAATCACCAGCGCGGCATCAATGCGCAATGAGTACAACCGCGCTGCTGATCTGGTATTTGCTGCCCTGGTAAAACTGCAACAGCCGGAGGTGTCACATGGCTGATGTCATTGATACCGCGCAGGAACGTGCAGACCTGATTCTGGCTGCACAAATCCAAGCCGCCCGCGCCCCTGTTGCGGGTGTTTCCGCCATGTTCTGCCTGGACTGTGATCGACCTATTCCCGAAGAACGCCGCGCCGCTCTGCCAGGTGTTGAACTGTGCGTGTATTGCAAAGAACTTGCTGAACTCAATGCCAAACATTATCGAGACAACCAATGATGATTTTCTCGGTAGTACTGATCGCGCTCGCGGGTATAAATGCCCGCTTTTTATTCTTAGATATTAAAGGCGGCATGTAATGGAACAAATGCGCACTGTGCTGAAATGGGCGGGTTCTAAAGTTCGCATCATGGATATTTTAAAACAACATCTGCCAGTAGGTCGTCGGTTGGTTGAGCCGTTTGCGGGTTCCTGCGCTGTAATGATGAATACCGATTATGACGAATATCTGATTTCAGATATTAATGCTGACTTAATCAATATGTATAACATCATTAAAAAAGAGCCAGAAGAATTTATATTTGCTGCAAAGGAGTTTTTCAAAGTAGCTAACATAGAAACCACTTATTATGACGTCCGGCATACCTTTAATTTAAATCCATCCTGCCTTTTTACGCACGCGGTTATTTTTCTTTATTTGAATCGTCATTGTTATAACGGATTATGTCGTTATAACCTTAGCGGTGACTTTAATACTCCTTATGGGAAATATAAAAAAGTCTATTTCCCCGAAACCGAGATCCGTGCATTCGCCGAAAAAGCGAAGCGGGCAACTTTCATCTGCTGCTCTTTTGATGAAGCCCTGGCAATGGTTCAGCCTGGTGATGTTATTTATTGTGATCCGCCGTACCTGCCTGCGTCTTCTTCCGCAAATTTCACAGGCTATGCCCCCGCCTGTTTTGGCAAGCTTGAGCATGAGCAACTGAGTGCCAACTTGCTCGCACTGGCTGAGCGCAGCTATCCCGTGATCGCGTCGAACTCAGACACTCGTGAATCCCGTGGCTTGTACGGCAATTTTAAAATCGTCTCGTTTGATGCTCCGCGTTCTGTTGGTGCTGCTGCTGGCAGCATTAAATCCGCCCCTGAAATTATTGCCAAAATTACCCCAGAAAAACCGCAATACCTTCCTCTGGTTCACCAAGAAGAAGCGGAAGGAGCTGAATGATGAAAGCTTCAACAATTGATTCAATAAAAGGGTTTGTTGCCGCCCGTCATGAAGGTCATGACGTCAGGGCAATTCTGACGCTTGAAACTGCTGAATATCTCCTTGAGGTATTTGAGCGCCTTAATAGTGCTGAGGCAGAACTCGCAGCAATCAAGGCCTCTGGTTGCAGCGTTAGCAAGGCTTCAATTAAATGCATGTAAGCCGCTTCACTCCCCAAATTGAAACGCCCGAAGCCTGGGCGTTTTCCTGGAACAAACCACGCCAGGCCGTTTCTGGCCTGGAAAGACCGCTTACCCGTGATGAATACGATCAGGGGCAAGCTGTTTTAATCAGAGTAAAAAACCTCTCTACCGACCTGCGGGAAATTTTCACAGGCCGTCATGCGCATCTGCTGAAAACCCAGGGCATCCACGCCGCCAATAAATACCTGGTTTATACCCTTGGGCGCAGCATTCTGCCGCGTGTGGATGCAGTCAATTCAGCGCATGAAATGAATCTTCATGCTTCCATAAAATTCATGTCTGAGGCAGACACCTATCATGGCCTGCCGAGCATGAGCGACAAACCGCTGCGCCGGTTCGCGCAGGATATCGCCGGACAACTGAAAGAAATCTATGAAGACTATTGCGATCAATTGCTGGAAGAAAACGGCGGAGATAATACAGCGCTTTTCTCAGCTTTCACGCAAGGCCACCTATACGGTGAAATCGCCGGAATGGCTCGCGCTTTCAACGTCACGCCGATGTACTGGAAGAAATACTGCAAAGGTAAATTAGATGCGGTTTCCGCAATCGCCGGTATGTCACGTCTGGTTAATCCGGATTGGTGGTTAAGTCAGTTGAAAGGCCAGCGCACCCGCTGGCGTGAGTCTTTGCTGATCGCCATCGGCAAGGTAAACCGCGACGCCTCCCCCTATGCCAGTAAGCAGGCTATTCGTGAAGTACGTGCGCGCCGCCTGTCGAATCTCGACTACCTGAAAAGCTGCGACCTGGAGAACATCGAAACCGGCGAGCGTTTCAGTCTGATCGACAAAGTGATGGCGAGCATTTCAAACCCTGAAATCCGCCGTATGGAGTTAATGAGCACGATCGCCGGCACCGAAAAATATGCTGCCGCAAATGGCGACGTCGGGATGTTCCTGACCATCACCACCCCTTCCAAATATCACCCGACCCGCATGGTCGGCAAGGGCGATAAAAAACGCGTTCAGCGGAATCACTCCTGGGACAAGGAAGCCTTTACCCCGAAAGATGCGCAGCGTTATCTGTGCGGGATCTGGAGCAAAATGCGCACCGCGTTTAAAGATAATGATTTGTCTGTATACGGTATGCGGGTAGTGGAACCACACCACGACGCGACGCCGCACTGGCACATGATGTTATTCACTAAGCCCGCCATGCGTCAGCCGGTGATCGATATCATGCGTAAATACGCTATGAAAGAAGACGGTGACGAGCGCGGCGCTGCTAAAAATCGCTTTGACTGTAAGCACCTGAACCGTGGCGGCGCGGCTGGCTATATTGCCAAATACATCGCAAAAAACATCGACGGCTACGCGCTGGAAGGCGAGCGCGACCACGAAACCGGCGAGCTACTAACAGATTCAGCCGCCGCTGTTACAGCCTGGGCTGCTACCTGGCGCATTCCTCAGTTTCGCCCTATCGGCCTGCCTACCATGGGTTCATACCGTGAGTGTCGCCGTATCCGCTCCATCAGTCTGTCTGAAACCTTTGACGAAGAAGTGGAAGCCGTTCGCGCTGCGGCTGATGCAGGTAACTTTATGGCGTACATGTCAGCCCAGGGCGGTGCAAATGTGCCTCGCGACGATCAGACTGTGCGCGTAGCCCGCCGCGTTGCTGACGAGTTGAATGCCTACGATGAAGAAGTGAAAAAGGTTGTGGGTATTTTTGCGCCTCACCTCGGCGACTCCCGCGTTTATGAAACCCGTACAACTCAATGGCGCATCGTTTCTTCCGCTGTTGACGTTGAGGTTTTGACCTTAAAAAGCGCCTCCGGCGCGCCTCGGAGTCCTGTCAATAACTGTGGGTTAGGTGGAAAGAAACAGGCTTCAAATTGGCGTGATAGCCAGGCTGGGAGCACCGCTACGGCGTCCACTTTTGACAACCTGCCAGTTATTGACTGGACAGACACAGCCGCCGTGAGGGCGATTGTGGCACACATACGGGAAGAAACGCCGAGAGTAAGCAAGGCGCAGCGAAGTTTTGACCCGACAAAAGGCCGTGATATTGCCCCGTCAGCAAGATTGACGACAGAAGAACGGGCACGCCTGCCGCAAATTGAGAGTGAACTGAGGAAATACAGCATCACGGCGGAACGTTGGGAGCTGGAGGCGTTAAGTCGTGGGTCGGAAGTGAGTTTTGGGGAGATTAGGATTCATTTTAGTCCTTTAACTGATTGGAATGATTTTTATAATTAGCTTGTATTTTTATTGGTCTTGTATTCTGAAAATGCAATGTGAATAAAATTGATAATGTAGTAAATTGTTTTGTATCGATACTTGATTAGCGAGGAGCAATGCAATGATAAAGGATTTACTTAATAGAGAAACATTGTTAGTGGCTGTCTTAACACTGGGTGGTTATCTGGTTGGGTTACTTTATGAGGTTGGGTTTTCTTTATATTTCAGATATCCAGCATCATTTATCTCAGTTGATATAAAGTCAATTTTCTTTGGTTTGTTGTCCGTAGCTCTTCTTTTGTTTTTCCTAACCGTGATCATAACAATAATGGATGATATATCACAAAATTTTAAAGGGATGCGTGCGCTAATTCTTCACTCAACCATTTTTGGGTTTATCTTAATTTACTGTGGGCTTGTTTTTTATTTATTAACAGGTAAGAGTGGCATATACATCTACGCTGTCGCTGGAGCTTATTGCATTTTCCTGCTTTTACTTTACCCATTTGGTTATAAGAAAAATGGAATAACGTTGGAGGAAGGTGTCGTAAAATTAGCAGTGAAAATGTATGGTTCAAGTAAGGTAAAAGAAAGTAAATTAAGTGCAATTAGGGAGGGTGTAATTGCGTATTCTTTTGTATGTGCTGCAATGGGTATTTTAGTAATTAGTGTTGGGACACATTTCGCTAGAATAAATGAATCTTTTTACACGTTCACTTATGATAGTTTAAAATACGCAATCGTTAATACTTATGGTGAAAACCTAATAACAAGTAGAGTAATAGATAATAATCTTACGACAGGGATATATATATTTAAAGACTCTGAACTTAAAAAATTAGAATTAAAAAGAGAAAAATTAATCAACAACCTCAAGTATGACGATAAATAAATCACATACAAACTCTGCTTACGTGCAGGTAAATCCCATAAAAATGCATATTTTCAAAGTGATTTGTTGATGACAACCGTTGGAGTGCAGAAAACAACCACTAAATTTTATGGAAATTCTTCAAACAAATAACTATAGTACTGTATACATACACAGTACTTATGATTCAGGAGTGAGTAATGGATTCCTCGCATAAGCTCAAGATTGCGTTGATAAAAATCCGGCTTATGGCTGATATCTCGCGTGATGCGCAATGTAAAAATAATGAACTCCACATGATTATGGAGATGATTTCTGAGCTTGCTGATCGCGTTTTAGAAGAAGATGAACAAGAGAACTGCGCGCACCAAAATCTCATTTCTGATGATGAAAATTAATCCCTCCCCTAGCAGGCATCAGCATCGAACGCTGTGCATGCAGTGTGCGCATGGTTTTGCATGATCCCGTAAGGATCAAAAAACGCCTGATCGCCCCTCTAGCTGGGCTTAGGGACGATCTGAGCCATGCATTAAATACAGTGAGTCAAGTCAGAAGCGGGCAGGCGGGTAACATTGCGCGCGCCGAGGTGCAGCGAAGCAGAATTTGACGCAGCCTGTGACGCGCTGAGCCATTTTCTCACTAAAAACGGATTGTGGTGTTATTTCGCGCCGGTCAATGCTGCGTGGCTCTGAGGCGTTCGTGTGGCGTGGGGTAGGTGTGAGCTTTGAGGGAGTGCTAAAGCCCCGTGTCACAGGGCTTTGCGATATCACTCTGGTGTAAGTTCGTAAGGGGTAAATCTGATCACCTCCTTCCCAAACCAGGCATTTAATTCTTTAAACCGTTCCTGCAACGGCGTCAGTTCGTTACGGACAAACACTTGCGACGCCTTAACCGAATCACCAAACCCGCCGCTGTTCTCTGGAATAATCCCCATCATCTGCGGCGGCACACGGTGCGCGCACAGCAAATCGTTCTGGCTGGCTTTCTTAATATTAAAGAAATCGTCCTTGGTCGCGACTTCGCTCAGCGGCAAAATCTTGATCCCGTCCGGCTTGCCGTTCGGTGCGTACATAAACAAGTTGCGGAAGTTGCCCAGGCCTTTTGTATCCCGCATGGCTTTACGCATCTGCTCGATATCGGAGCTGCTTTGTGCTGCGTCGGTCATGTACAAGATATAACCAGCGTGTGCGCCGTTCTGATAATACTTACGGCGGAACAGCGTGGCGGCCTCATTCAGCCAGGCTGAATTCAGGGCACTGAGATATTCCGGCAGGCCGTACAGCTCCTGATTAATATCTGGCTCAATCAGATGAAACACGCTGCCCGTTTCAAACTGGTGCGCTTCTTTCCATTGCTGCACAAACCAGTAGGTATCTGGCTCCACGCCACGCCGTGCATATTTGGCGGGTACGGTTTTCATCACTACGGCGTCGCCGAGCTGGTTGCGGATCACTTCTAAAAACGCATTCCCGAATACCAGGTAATCCAGGGCAAACCGGCTGAATTCCTGCTGTGATAACAGTGGATGCGGGACAAAGGTCGAGGCCAGAATATTACGCTTTACGTACAGTGACGAGCTGTGGTGAACCGCTGCCCGCAGCGTGCGAGCCAGTCCGTCAAAGCTAACCGGCGGCTCGTACCACTGGCCGTTACCGATACATTCGATGTAATCCAGAATTTCACGGCGGTCTAAAACCGGCGTCGGGTCGCCAAAGCTGAACGCCTCCGCGCCGCTGGTCTGCTGCGCCGTTGCCGTGACCGTGCTTTGTGCCACCTTGCGGAATTTGCGCTTAGCCACGTTGACCACCTTTTGGGTGTGAGTGGTTGATGATAACGCCGCCCTGGTATTGCGCACGGAATTCATCCGCTGACGGCTGATGTTTCAGGCGATGCGGTTCGCTGGAATTATCCTTGCCCGTCCAGGCATTTTTTTGTGGGGCGACGTGGCTGCTGATGTGGGTGGTTTTCATTAGTAAAACTCCAGGATGTTAGGGCTTTGGCCGCCGCTGGCGGCGGTCAGTGGTTCATTGAGCAGCGCGTGCATAATTGCCCAGGCAACATCGGCGTGGCTGGCTTCCTCGCTGCGGCTGGCCTCGTAGGTGGAGCGGCTGCCGCTGGCGGTCATGGTTTTGCGGATCGCCATGAATGACGACGTGATGTCTTTGTGGTTGGTGTCGTACTCCAGGCGTCCGGACGTGATGGTATCCTTCGCTTTCAGTACCATTTTCGTTTTCGTTTCCGGGCTATAGCGGATTTCCATTGCGGCGGGGAAGAACTGCCGGACAAGCTGGAACACGCCCTGGCCGATGCCGGTGGCGTCCACGCCGATGTATTCCACGCAGTACCGTTTCGTTAACTCCTCAATGCTTTTCGCCTGGGCGGCGAAGTCCATGCCTTTCCACTGGTGACGTTCCAATACGCGGAACTTGCCGCCGTCCACCAGCGGCGGAGCCACGACGGCACAACCTGCACTGTCGCCGGTGTGCGACGGGTCGTAACCAATCCAGACAGCGCGATAACCAAACGGACGCGTCGCATACGGGCTGAAATCCTGCCATTCCTCCGCGCTTTCCACCATGCAGCGCTGCAACTCGGCGAACGGGAATACCGACGTCTGGTCGTCAACGAACTCACACATGAACAGGTTGCGGAAATCCTCGGCGCTGTTTTCCTGTTTCAGCGTGTCGATGTTGAACAGGTTGCAGCCACCGGCTAACGCATCCTCAATGGTGACGATTTGCCGCCACTGCCCGTCCTCACAAAGCCGCCCTTTTGCCAGGGCATGATGGCCGATGTCCAGCTCAATCCTGTCGTTCGGATTTTCCCGCCCTTTGTTGAACAGTTCGCCTGACCAGAACGGGTACGCGCCGTGCGTCAGCGCTGACGGCGTGGAGAAATAGGTGGTGCGCAGATGTTCCTGCGATGCCATGCCGCTGGCAACCTTGCGCAGCTTCTGGAAGTTCGGTATCCAAAAGATTTCATCCACGTACAGGTCGCCGTTGTGGCTTTGGGCTGTGTTGGAGTTGGTGCCTAAGAAAATCAGCTTCGCCCCGTTGTTGCCGAGCACAATCGGGTCGCCGGTCAGCTCAACACCTGCGAGGCGGGCAAACTGAATGATGTATTCCCGGAACACATACGCCTGGGTTTTACTGGCTGACAAGAAAATCTGGTTGTGGCCGGTTGCCAGGGCGCGCAGCAGCGCTTCACGGGCAAAGAAGAAAGTCGCGCCAATCTGGCGAGATTTCAGGATGTCGCGGATACGGTGCTTAAGCCCCGCGTCATACCAGATGCGCTGATAAGGGAAACACTTCTTAAAGAAAATTTGCTCCAGCTCCGCCAGCGACTCCTCGCTGAAAAAGTTCTTAGTCGGTTTCTTGCGGTCGCCTTTATTCCGGTTAGCAATCTTCGGGTTTAAATCCACCTCATTCCCGCTCTGGCCGTAGCGGTTCACCCTTGCCAGGCGCTCCATTAACCGGCCTAACGCCTCCATTTCCTTGTAATCCGCATTCCCTTTGACGTCTTTGGTGGTGAGCTGGATAAGACGCGCTTCCAGGCTGGATTCCACGCGGGAAATGGGCGCAACGTTGTCCCAGGCGTTACGGGTTTTCCAGCTCTGCACCGTCGGTATTTTTTGGTTCAGCATTTCCGCAATCTGACGCACAGAAAACCCCTGCCAGTAAAGCAGAGCCGCCTGTCGCCGTGGGTCGCTGATGATGGGGGAGTTTGTCATTTTCATGACTGCCACGTTAACGGGCGGCACGCTGATTTTCCCGCTGCCCACGTTGTGCCATCAAGCATCAACCCGCATAGGCTGGCGGTGTCGGGCGTGTGTCTGGAAACTTGAACCCCTCAGAAGCACACACCGACTGGAGTCAGAAAATGGCAATGGCAACAAAAGCAAAGCGCTTTCGTATCTGCACCGAAGGGGCAACCACCGACGGACGCGAAATCACCCGCGAGTGGATTGAACAGATGGCGGCGACCTATGACCCGAAGGTCTACGGCGCACGCATCAATATGGAGCACATCAAGGGCTATTTCCCTGACAGTGCGTTTCGTATGTACGGCGATGTCACCGGCGTCTACGCCGAAGAAGTGGCGGACGGTGCCCTGAAAGGCAAGCTGGCACTGTATGCCGATATCGACCCGACGCCTGATTTAGTCTCGATGGTGAAAGCCCGCCAGAAGGTTTACACCTCCATCGAGGTTAACCCCTCGTTTTCCGATACCGGCAAAGCCTACCTGATCGGCCTGGCCGTGACCGACAGCCCCGCCAGCCTCGGCACCGAGTACCTGCAATTCAGCGCGAAGGCACAGCAAAACCCGCTGGCGAGCCGCAAACAGGATGCCGGAAACCTCTTTACCGCCGCCGAAGAAACGGCGTTCGAGTTTGTGGAAGAAGCACCGGCAGCCCCGTCGCTGTTCTCCCGCGTGAAACAGCTGCTTTCCAGCAAATCCGCCTCGGATGATGCCCGTTTTAAAGACGTCCATGACGCGGTGGAAGTGGTGGTTGCGCACGTTGAAACCGGCATGAAAGACACGGATGAAAAGCTGTCCGCGCTGGAAAAAACCGTGACACAACGCCTGAACGCGCTGGAAAACACCGCGAAAGATGACCGCGAACAGTTCAGCGCGCTGAAAGGAAAGCTGGAGAAATCCGCGCCGCAGAACTACACGCAACGCCCTGTTTCAAGCGGCGGCGGTAAGGGTGATGCAGCCCATTTCACCGACTGCTAAGCAAAAAAAAACGCTATTAACCCGTTAACAAATTTGGAAAAAACGCATGAAACAGACAACCCGTTTTCAATTTAACGCCTACCTGTCCCGCATTGCCGAGCTGAACTCGGTGGACACCGGCGACCTGGATAAAAAATTCAGCGTGGAGCCGTCGGTGACGCAGACGCTGATGACCCGCGTGCAGGAATCCTCGGCATTCCTCCAGATGATTAACATCATCCCCGTGGACGAAATGAAGGGTGAAAAGGTCGGCGTGGGCGTGTCCGGCTCTATTGCCAGCACGGCAGACACCAGCGGCACCGGTGAACGCCAGACGGCTGATTTTAATACCCTGACCGGTGAGGGTTATGAGTGCCGTCAGACGAACTACGATTTCCATTTCCGTTACGCCACGCTTGATCTCTGGGCGCGCTATCAGGATTTCCAGGCGCGTTTACGTGACGCCATCGTGAAACGCCAGGCGCTGGATCGCATCACCATCGGCTTTAACGGCGTTGAGCGTGCGGCGACATCAAACCGCACCAAAAACCCGCTGTTGCAGGACGTGAACGTGGGCTGGCTGCAAAAGTACCGCAAGAATGCGCCGGAGCGCGTGATGAGCAAGATTGTCGGCGAAGACGATGCGGTGATTTCCGAGACCGTCCGCGTCGGTGCAGGCGGTGACTTTGAGAACCTGGACGCACTGGTGATGGACGCCACCAACAACATGGTTGACCCGATTTATCAGGACGATACCGGCCTGGTGGTGATCTGCGGTCGTCAGCTGCTGGCGGACAAGTATTTCCCGCTGGTTAACAAGGCGCAGGAAAATACCGAAAGCCTGGCGGCGGATATGATTATCAGCCAGAAACGCATCGGTAACTTACCGGCGGTGCGCGTGCCTGGCTTCCCGGCCAATGCGTTCTTTATCACCCGCCTGGATAACCTGTCCATCTACTGGCAGGACGGCACGCACCGCCGTCACATTGAAGAAGTGCCAAAGCGTGACCGTATCGAAAACTACGAATCCATTAATGAGGATTTCGTGGTGGAAGACTATCGCGGCGGCTGCCTGGTCGAAAACATCCAGCTCGGCACCTTCAAAACCACCGCGCCTGAATCAGCGGAATAAAGGGGGACGTCATGATTAGCCCTTGCCGTCGTCACATGTTGCGACAGTCAGCCATCATCGCCGCACAGCAGGCCGCCGGTCAGTTGACCCATGCCACCGGCTACGAACTGCAAATGCAAAAGCTGAATGCGGATAAACAGGCGCTGCATAAGCTCCAGTCCTTTCAGGCGAAAGCGGAATTGAAACGCAAGCTGCTCCCTGAATACGCCCCGTGGGTGTCGGGCGTACTCGCCGAAGGGAACGGCGCACAGGATGCCATCCTGATGACCGTCATGATCTGGCGTATTGACGCCGGTGATATTGCCGGTGCGCTGAACATTGCCCGCTACGCCTTTAAGCACCGGCTCGCCATGCCGTTCGGCACCCGCACCGCTGGCTGTGCGTTCACCGAGGAAGTGATCGACCAGGTCACGCGCGCCCGCGCCGCCGGTGAACCGGTCAGCATTGAGCTGATGCTGGAGGTGCTGGAACTGACTGACGCTGAGGATATGCCCGATAAAGTCCGTGCCCAGTTGCACAAGATTATCGGCTATCTCTACCGCGACGGCGGCAAGGACACGTTAGCCCTGGAGCGTCTGAAAAGTGCCTTAATTCTCGACGGCAAATCAGGCGTTAAAAAAGACATTGAGCGCCTGGAGTCTGCCATTAAAAAGGCATCCGGCAGCTAAAAAGAATGCGCCCCGCGCAGGGCGGCACGCCAGCCGCGACGGGTCTTTGACCTCGTTCAACGCTGGCGTCCACCGCCCCCCATTCAGAGGTCATTATGTCTCTTGTTGTACCTGCACCGAAACCGGACGCCGCGACGGAACCCGCGATTAAAAACACCCATTTCTGGCCTGATGTGGATCCGGTTGAGCTGCGCGACACGCTGCGACTGGAGGGCACCGTCACAGCAAAACGCCTGCGCGCCGCCGCAAAGTTTGCCATGACCGAAGTGAACGCCGAGCTGTACAGCTTTCGCGATGCGCAGATTGCCCAGGGCTTTAATCGCCTGGCTGATGTGCCCGCCGATCAGATTGATGACGAAAGCGTGAAGGTCTGCGCCTATCAGCGCGCCGTGGCGTCTATCGCGGCGGCCTTCCTGGCGGAGCGTTACCCGAATAACGACACCACCGACAAGGGCAGCAAAAAGGCCGAAATCGTGGAAAGCACCGTTGATGATTTATGGCGTGACGGGCGCAACGCGATCAGCGACGTCGCCGGTGTATCTCACTGCATCATCGGGCTGCTCTGATGAAAGTCACTGCCGAACAGGGCGACACCGTAGATTCGCTCTGCTGGCGGTACTACGGGCGCACCGAATCAGTCGTTGAAAAAGTTTACGCGGCTAACGTTGGGTTAGCCGAACAGGGGGCAATTTTGCCCCATGGCTACGCGGTGGAGCTGCCGGATATTACTCAGGCCGCAGTCAGTGAAACCGTCTCACTTTGGGACTGATGACCAATGGAGCGCATCACCTCGTTTATCTGTTACTGCGTCGCGGCCTTTCTTGCCTGGCTCGGCGCAATGTCACCGCAGGATATCGCCTTTCTGGTGGGGGCAGGCGTCGGCGTCGCGACTTTCCTGGTGAACTGGTACTACCGGCGCAAAACCTACCGCCTGCTGAAAGCAATGGGCGTCAGAGGGGATATTAATGCAACCATCAATCGTTAGACGCTGCGCCGTCGCTGCCGTCCTGGCAATTGCCGCGCTGCTGCCGCAAACGCCCACGTTGAAAACGTCCGCCGCCGGTCTGGCATTGATTGCTGATTTTGAGGGCTGCCGCCTGTCCGCCTATCAGTGCAGCGCGGGCGTCTGGACAAACGGCATCGGGCACACCGCAGGCGTGAAGCCGCAAACGCAAATCAGCGAACGGCAGGCCGCCGTTAACCTGGTGGAAGACGTGATGCGGGTGGAGAAAGGCATTGCGCGCTGTATGCCGGTTGCCATGCCGCAGCCGGTGTACGACGCCGTGGTTTCCTTTGCGTTTAACGTCGGCGTGACGGCGGCGTGCAAATCAACGTTAGGTTTTTTCATCAACAAAGGTCGATGGCGTGACGCCTGCGAGCAGTTACCGCGCTGGGTATTTGTGAAGGGTGTCAGCGTCACCGGCCTGGAGCGCCGCCGCGCGAATGAGCTGGCCTACTGCCTGCGGGGTGTCTGATGCGTATTTTAATTTTGTTACTGCTGGCAGCCTGCGCACTGGCGGGACTGCAAACCTGGCGTATCGGCGGCCTGACTGAAAAAGCCGACCAGGCGCAGCGCATTATCGGCACGCTGTCCGCTGGTATTGAAAGCCGAGACAACGCCATTAACCGCCTGAGCGATGAGGCACTGAGGCGCGAACGCCAGGAACAAAGCCTGCGCACCCAGCTCGCACGGGCGGGTGAGCAGGCGCGCGTCCGTGAAGTTCACATTCAAAGGTTACTTAATGAAAATCAGGAAATGCGCGATTGGTATGCAGCTATTCTGCCTGATGGCATTAGCCGGATGCACGCACGTCCCGCCTTTGCCAGCGCCGCAGATTATTTACGTTGGCTGTCCAGCGGTAACGAGTTGCCCGATACCGGCAAGCGCACCGGTCACTAACGGCGATTTAAGCAGTGATGTCAGAAACCTGGAGGCCGCGCTGACCGCCTGCGGCCTCCAGGTGGAAGCGGTCAAACAATGCCAGGAGGAACACCGTGTTAAAACCAGCCCAACTGAGAAAAGCATTAACTGATGCGGTGCCGGTGCTGCAAACCAGCCCCGACACCCTGCGGATGTTTGTGGATAACGGGCGCATCGTTTCCACGTTAGCCAGCTCGCTGTCGTTTGAATACCAGTATCAGACGGAGCTGCTGATCACCAACTTTGCCCAGGACTGCGATCTGATCATTGTGCCCATTCTGGCCTGGCTGCGTGAGAACCAGCCGGACATCATGGCGACACCGGAGAAGCAGCAGACCGGCTTTAAATTTAAGGCCGATATGCTCGATGATGGTTCCTACGATATCGCGATTGACGTGCATCTCACTGAGCGCGTGATCGTGAAACAGATTGATGCCGGTCTGTACGTGGAGCATTTTCCGGAACCGCCGCTGCCTGAGCCGGTGGAAAGGCCGCGTGAACTGTATCTGCACGGCGAGTTAGTGAGTCAGTGGCATGAGTGAACTGTCAGCGTTTGATACCCGCTTGGCAGGGATGATTGCCGCGCTGTCACCGCAAAGCCGGAAGGCGATGGCGGCGACCATTGCGAAGCGTCTGCGCAAACATCAGCAGCAGCGCATTAAGCAGCAGGTCACACCGGAAGGTCAGCCGTTCACACCGCGCCGCCCGCAGCCGTTGCGGGCAAAGAAAGGCCGCATTAAGCGAGAAATGTTCGCCAAACTGCGCACGGCTAAATATATGAAGGCCAAAGGCACCGCTGACAATGCGGTGGTGGAATTCACCGGCCAGGTGCAGCGTATGGCGAAGGTGCATCAGTACGGGCTGCGGGATCGTCCGTCTGTCCGGGCAAAAGAAATGCAGTATCCGGCGCGCCCGCTGTTAGG